TTTCGGAAGAGCGAATACTATCCAAAGCCAAAAACGCCGAGATCGTGGATGCCAGGTATTTACTGGTCTATTTCCTCTGGAGGCAGGGATTTCACGCCCCGGTCATATCCTCGCTGATGAACTTCTCACGACGGCCCATAGAGAAGATGATTTCCCAATTCGATCTTCGTCGCAAACAAAGCGGTAAAATGTTCGAAATGCTCCTCGTCCGTATTGCGTCCAAACTCCGTCCCACCTGCGACTGATACGATTGATTCTCCCATCGTTCATGTCGATTTTTGCATTGTGAGCTCAACGGCAGCGTCCGCCGAACGGACGCAACAATGTAAAAGTCTAAAACAATGAACGAAAAAACTTTAGTGTTCGACAACGGTGGCGCAATGGACGGCAACCTCGTGGCCGCGTTGATGAACGGAAACAACCGCAATAACGGCTACGGCAATGGCTACGGCTGGGAGTGGATGTGGATGATCCTGCTCTGGGCTCTCTGGGGCGGCAACGGATGGGGTGGCTTCGGCGGTCGCGGAAACGGACTCTCGAATCTTCCCGCCGAGCTGAACGGCGACGCAGGGCGTCAGCTGCTGATGAATGCCATTCAGGGAAACGGCACCGCCATCAACCAGCTCGCATCTTCGCTCAACTGTTCCGTACAGCAGATTCAGACCGCTCTGTGCAACATCCAGGCACAGTCGGGCCTCTCGGCGCAGCAGATCATCAATGCCGTGCAGTCCGGCAACGCACAGGTGCTTTCGCAGATGGCCTCCTGCTGCTGCGATGTCCGCACCGCCATCGAGCGCCAGGGCTACGAAAGCCAGCTCGCAACGCTCAATCAGACCAACACCCTGACGAGCAACGCCAACACGCAGTTCAATGCCCTCGGCTCGAAGATCGATGCCCAGACGCAGGTCATCAACGACCGTTTCTGTGCCCTCGAGATGCGTGAGATGCAGAACAAACTCGACGCCGAGCGTGCCAAGAGCGCGGCATTGGCCGGGCAGCTCTCCCAAGAACATCAGACGGCGACGATCATGCAGTCGCAGGCCCAGGCCGTAGCGCCCATCAACGCTGCGATCGGCGATCTGAGCAACCGGCTGGCAAAGATCGAGTGCGGCCTGCCGCCTACGACCGTGGTTCCCAATCCGCAGGTGTACGCGATGCCCGCCTGCGTAGCCGCCCAATACGGGCTGGGCTTCGGTGCCGCGTTCGGACTCGGCGGCAACGGCGGATTCTGGGGTTAATACGGAAAGGAGGTATGCTATGGCAGTATTCCCATTTCAGTATGTCAATCGCAGAGGTATCCCGGTCATCAAAACTACGGGTGTGACGGTCAATGCCGCCGATGTCGTGTTCTCATTCCAAAACCACGCCTTTGCCAATTCCTGGTACAGGGGGATAGTCCTGGTCGAGCTGTCGCAGGCAATACCCGCAGGCACGACAGGCACGCTTCCCGTGTTGTTCGAAACCAACGGCGTGACCAAGAATGTGACCACGTACAACGGAGCCAATGTCACCGTGTCCGATATTCCGGGGACGGGTGTATTCCAGCTCTTCTACGACAAACAGACCGACACCCTGCAACTGATGACAGGGGCCGTTTAACCAATAATAAACCGAAGGCTTCAGGAGGGGAAACCGCCCCTCCGGAGCTTTCAAAAAACAATTAACCGAAGATGTTTGCGAATTTAACCAAAGGCGCTCCGGTATATGTACTCGATATGCGCGGAACTCCCAAATACTACATGGCGACGCTTGAAGAGGCGCCACAGCCCTATTTCCCCGCTCCCGGGAACTTTCCCCCGGCGCAGCCTTCCGTCAGCTTCCCGGTAGGGGACCAGAAATGGGTCGTCCCGGTAAATGCCGATATGGTGACAAAGGACGGACTCACGGTCACGACATCCCGCGAACGGCTCATAGACGCCATCAATGCGGCAAAGCAGCAGAGCCAGTCCGTTGTGGATTCCTACGAAAAACACAAGGCCAATCTGGAAGTTTTCGATCAGATCATGCGCGAAGTGAATCCCGCGTACGCGGGTCAGGCGCAACGCGACAAGGAGCTCCAGGAGCTGCGGGCAGAGGTGGGACAACTTCGTCAGATGCAAACGGAGTTCGCCTCCATGAAGTCATCGCTGGACGCCTTTCTTAAATCGCAAATGTCTGCTAAAACAAGCAAATCATGAGAATGTGGGAAATCGAAGGCCGGTACCGCGGTGACGGGTACGGCGAGCGTGAAGAAATCGAACGCAAGATGCGCGAAGCCTACGAGTGTGGCTACGAGGATGCCAAACGCGAAATGCGCGACGGCTACGGGGAGCGTCACACGGGAGGCTACATGCCCGACGGCTACGGTGAGCGTGGCGGAGAATACGGCAGCGACGGATATGGCGAACGAAGAGGTGTCCGGGGAACCGGACCCTACTCCAGATTCCGCCGGTAAAACGAATCCGGAGAGGGGAGAAATCCCCTCTCTTTAACAGCGAAACCTATGGACAGAGAAAGATTGGACGCAAGGGACTCCATGCCGGCAGATATTCGCGCATACCTCGAAAAAAACGGATGGTCCTTTTCGAAGAAAATGTGTGAATTTGCCGTCAGCCGCATGAAGGACCGCGACGGGAAGAAAATAGAACCCATCACCAAAGAGCAGATCGACAAATTGCTCAAGACGAACGGTATCGAGCTCAAGCACGACAACGGCTACGACTGTGTATATGTCGCGAATATGGCCCGGGCCGATTACTGGGGATCATCCATTGCCGATGAACAACACCTGGCCCTGTTCGTCAAGGATTTCATCGACGATGAAGACGCCTATCCCGGGCTGCCCTTCACACGATATTTCGCCGATCTGATAGGGTCGGGAACAAATGTTCCGTGGGAAGATGTCCTGTAACAGAATCAAATCCAGAACGCGGCTCGAAAGACCGTATGTGAGGATTCAAAAAGTGTATTCAACGACATGAAGCTGCGGGATCTGAGGATAGAGAACTATGATTGGCATGTGCGGTTTTACTTCGCCGTACATGGCTATCACACGCGCTCTATCCTTTTTTCTTTGGAACAGATAGAGTGTCCCAGGCCAATTATGGAGCGAGTACGGGAAAATTTGGAAAAGGCCGATATGGATTCGGGATTCACCTATTCCAACAAGACCCGGCGAAGGTCTGTCGTAGTCGTAGGATTGGCGTCATCCCAGGCACAATTCCTGAACTCTTTCGAGCATGAACTGCGGCACCTGTGCGACGACATCGCCGTAGCATCCGCAATGCCGATGCAAGGCGAAGAAGTAGCCTATCTGACAGGACAGATAAATACAATGCTTTGGAAAGATATTCACCAATTTATTTGTTGCAAAGGTAAATGCGACGGTTATGGACGAACAAACTAAATATCTGATGTCATTGTTGGAGATCAGCGAATGCTGCTACCCTATTTATGTAGCCGTAATCTGCGAATTGATAGAATCGATATAATAGCTGGATAAGATCGGCTTTTATATCTTCATCAATGTCCCGACAACGTGCGAAAGGCGCACTTCCTTCGTGTGCCCCGAAAGATACGTTATAAAGTAGCTTCACGTCCGGCTCCCGCCCAATAGAGTTCAATGCTTGAAACGACATTAACAGAATGAATCAAAAGAACACTTTTATCGTCTAATTGCAATTATGCAATAGGATGAACGGATGTAATTCTACATCATATATTCCGAATTGCACGGTTATTATCCTCTCCCTTTCCGCAAATTCATCAAAATAAAGGCAGCTCCTGCTGCCATCCGTCAATGTGTTCTCTAATATTCCTTTTGAATTTCCGCCATAAAAACGGCAAGGATTTGTGTGCCTTGAATCGATAGACGAAATCATGGCGATAACTCACGCCCATCCTTGCTTCCCGGCAGATAATCATTTCGAGCAATCGATTCCGTGAATAACTGATGTATATTTCGGAATCGTCACGTGCCCCGCCTCTGCGTTCGTTTTTCCTATATCGTCCCATTTGCAAATTCCGAATAAATCATTATATTTGTATCGGTGTGAGGGGTGATTCTTCGGAATTGCCTCTTTTTTATTCATCTTCGAAGGCGTCCGGTACTTCTCCGGAATGTTCCCGACAAAAACCGATTGGCCGGATCTCTGGGCCGCTGCAATCTTCGAAAACAATAATTGCCATGTTTCCGTCCGATCTGCATCCAATCAATTCACAACTATTCGGAATGTCGATTCTCACCTCAAATCTCCGATTCATAGCTACCTGCTTTTTGAGTATATCGCCGACCGCAACTCTCCAAAACGCGGATTAAGTGCCTCCGGTGTTCTGGTGTATCCTTATCCGGAGCAACATAAAACGTTACCCCCGCAATTCGAATTATTCTCGTACATTTATTTTCTATTGCCAGAAGTTTAGCACGATCTACTGTACCGTTTTTA